CCCTCACGGTGATGTCGACCAGGTCGCCGTCGGCCGCGAGCAGCAGGATGACGTCGCGGTCGCGGGTGGGCGCCGGGCCCGACTCGGGCAGCGGCAGCAGGCCCAGCTCGGCGACCGGGGTAGCCGGGTCGGGTGCCTGTACGAACAGGTCGGCCGCGCCGACCAGGTAGGCCCAGGTGCCTTCGGGGGTGGCCATGGGCGGGGTGTCCCCCGGGGTGATGGTGATGGTGTTCGTCACCGGATCCTCCGTACTGTTGTGGTGTGAGACAATTACACCGTCGGTACCGGAAGGAATCAAGTCCCGCGCGACCACTGATCGAAGGCGGCCGCGGTCAAAGTCACCCCACCGGCCTGGAGCGATGCCCCGACAGGGCACGCCCCAGGACGGACGGGTGGCATCCGAAGTCCGCGGCTATCGCAGCCACCGTTTCCCCGTTGAATCGTCGGTCACGGGCTTGGTCGATCTGAGCGGGGCTCAGCCGGGGCTTGCCTTGGTGGTCCAAGCCGTCCCGCCGGAAGGTGCGCTTGTCCCGGCGCCACAGCCCAGCGGGTTGCTCGCCTTCGTGCCAGGCCCGGAAGAACCGTGTGCGCGCATCGCTGAGGTGGGTCCGGTAGGTCACGCGCGTCATCTCGAGCGCCTGAGCGGCCAGGTCGTGGTTCTCGTACGTGGCGAGCGCGACCAGCACCTGCTGCTGGCGCCGGGTCAGCTGGGACCAGATCGTCCACAAGGTCAGGTGCTCGACGATTCGACGCTCGGGAGAGCCGTGGACCCTGCGGCTCCAGTAGGCCGCGAACCGCACGCCGTTGTGCCCGTCGCCCGTGTCGATCCCGTGCTCGCGCTTGTAGGCCAGCCGGTGTTCCTGCACGGCGCGTGCGCCAGCGATCACCAGGTCTCGCCAGTCCGGCGGCTCGGTGGCCGCGGCGAGGGCTTCGGCCAGTCCGGACCAGGCGACCTGGTAGAGGTCGTCCCAGTCCCCGGAGTGTCCGTAGGCTCGGCTCATGGCGATCCGGGCCAATCGGTACAGGTCGGCGAGGTTGTAGCCGAACCGGATGCTGTGCGGGTCGTCGTCGGCGTCGGAAACCGAACTGGTCATGGACGTGCCTCCCGGCCGCTCCGTGCTGTTGTGGTGTGGGACAATTACAACACGGTGGACTAGGGGTCGCAACACCACTGCTCAGGCAAGATCCGTCGACATGAGGGAGCCTGCGAACGTGAAACCACCGGCACCGTCGCTCACCGGCGCCCGGGTGCGCTGGAAGGGGCCCTACTCCTCTCGCCTCATCACCACCGCCTTCCAAGACGCGTTCCGTGCGGGCGACCGTCGTCTGCCGCGCGACGACGAGGTCCACGATCTCGCCGAGGGGGACGAGGGAACCGTCGGCGAGCTGCTGTACGTGGACAGGGCCGGGGCCAACTACGTCATCGCCTGGGACGCCGGGACCGAGATGGAAATCAACCTGCCGTGCGCTCTGGTAACCATCCTGGGGGACGAAGAGAGGGTCTCGACGCACGACCGGCCCGGACGCGGTGGGCGTCCGGGCCGGTGGGTGGCCGAGGTGATCAGGCGACTGCGGCGTGCAGTTCCATCACGGCGGCCGCGGTGATGGCGACGACACGCGGCCAGGTCTCGTCGAGGTTGTGCCACACCCCGGCGGGCACCCAGCGTCCGCCCATGGCGTGCAGCAGATCGACGTCGACCGCGTGCCGCCTGCCCGCCTGGCCCGCCAGCACGCCCTTGGAGAAGAGGCGGATGACGACGGTGCCGTCGATGCCTGTCGGGTCGGGCTCGTGCTGCAGGAGGCGGACGGTCATCTCCGCGCGGTCGCCCAGCCGGTTCGGGTTGTCCGGGTGCGGCTCGACGTCGACGAGGATCACCTGCAGCCCCCAGGCGTTGTCGGGCAGGTCGAGTGGGACCGCGGGCCAGCGCGGTACCGGGATCAGGACCATCTCGGTCATGAGGACCTCCGTGCTTCGGATCGCTGCTGGGCGTCGATGGCGGCGGCAAGCACCGCCGGGACGAGGAGCTGCTCGGCGATGCCTGCGGGGTAGTCCATCTGCTGGCCGCCCTCGCCGTGGATGGTGACGCAGGGGTAGGTGCCGTGGTGGTAGACGTCGGCGCGCACCTGGGTGCCCGCGGCGTCCCAGCAGGCCACCCCGTCGTCGAAGGCGTCGGGCGCTCGGAGCTTGGTGAGCTCGTACCCGGCGGCGCGCAGGGCGGCGAGCACGGCCTGGCCGATGGGCTCGGTGCGCACCCCGTGCTGGCTGACGTGGTCGGTGACGGCCTTGCCGATGAGAGCGGCTATGGAGGCCGGTTCGGTGGTGGTCATACCTGCCATCTCCGTACTGTTGTGGTGTGCGACAATTAAACCACGGCGGGCGCAGGTGGGCAACGTCTAAACCGGACGTCGGTCGTGGTGTAACACGGTGAGGCGCCCCGGCGACTCACCTGACACGATCCGGCCTGACGGGGATAGCCCCACGCATGAGCAGCCCGCAGCGACGCGGGTACAGGCCGTGAGATCACGAAGGCCCCCGCACCGGCACGGTGCGGGGGCCTCGGTCGTTCCCTGCCGTGCGCGCGTCACGCGGTACCGGCAGGTGTAGCCAGGTCACCCCTCCCGTTCGCTCTCCCCGCGCATCTCCTCCAGCACGACCTCGTACGGCTCGTAGGTGCAGACCGCCGTTTCGACGCCGGTGGCCCGGTCGCGGTGGACCACCTCGGCCCGGCCGCCCAGGCGGCTGACGTTCTGCGCGGCGGCGACGGCCGCGGCCTCCTCGGCGTACGCCCCCTGGCCGTCGATCGGGGCGTTGTGGTCGATCCACATGACCCCGCCGTCGAACCGCTTGGTGCCCTCGTAGTGGAAGCGGACCTTGTAGGGGCGGCCTTGCCCCTGGTGCTGGCTCATCCGAGCTCCGTGTGTGGTTGTCCTGCTGTTGTGGTGTAGGACAATTAAACCACCGTTGGCCCAGGCGCGCGAACCGCGGGGTTCCAACAACATCCTCCGGACGCACCCCCCCGTTACGGTCCGCCGCGCCAAGCAGCAGCCAGCGGGAGGGGATGGTCGGTGAGCACCGCGTCCGAGGTCATCGTCGCCGACGTCGACAACGCCGGGCAGGGTGATCTGCGGGTCGCCATCGAGGAGATGAACGGCGCCTGCGACGCCTACGACGTCGCCGAGTCGATGTTCAACGGCAAGCGGGCCGAGCGGTACGCCTCCACCCGGCTGCGCCGCGTCGTCGAGGCCACCGGCCTGGACTTCTCCTTCCGGTTCGCCTCCATCCCGGTCACCGCCGTGAGCAACCGCCTCAAGATCGCGGGCATCACGGCCGACACCACCGAGGCCACCGCGGCGTGGGACACGGTGTGGAAGGCGAACAAGCTCAAGCTGGAGTACCCGCACATCCTCAGCCGGAGCCTGGAGTACGGGGACGGCTACGTCATGGTCTGGCCGCGCCCCGCGGAGGACCTGGCCGCCGACGACACCACCGACGACGAGGACACCGACGAGCTCGCGGTCGACGACGACGAGGACTTCGACGACCAGCTCCACGACGACACCCCGCCCGCGTTCGACGTGGTCGCCCCCGAGGACGTCGAGGTCTACTGGAACGACCCGCGCACCTGCCGGGTCTTCTACGACCCGGAACGCCCCACCCGCAAGGCGTTCGTCGCGCGCCGGTGGACGCTGCCCAGCCACAAGCGGGTGCGCATTGACCTGCTGTACCGCAACCGGATCGTCCGCTACATCGGCCCGGCCGGGGTCACCTCACCCAAGGCCGAGCAGATGAAGCCCTACGACGGCGACGGGCAGCCGCCGGTGCTGCGCAACCCCTTCGGCAGATTGCCCGTCTTCCACTTCCGCTTCGGCAGCCGCCCCTACGGGCTCCCGGAGCACGCCGGGTTCTACGCGGCCCAGGACATCATCACCAAGCTGATCGTGTCCCACTTCGCCAGCATCGACTTCTCGGTCATGCCGCAGCGGTACGCGCTGATGGACGGCGACGCCGACACCAGCGAGCTGGCCGAGGACGACCTCGACGACTTCGCCTCCTTCGACCCGGCCCCCTCGCGCACCAAGCCCGACGAGGCCAGCTCGCTGAGCCGCGAGCCCGGCGCGCTGTGGCTGCTGCGCGGCATGCGCGGCACCGGCGAGTTCTCCACCGCGGACCCGTCGAAGTTCCTCGACCCGGCCGAGGTGTACCTGCGGTGGGGAGCCCAGCTCACCAACACCCCGCTGCGCCTGTTCGAGCAGGGCGCCTCCCAGTTGCCCTCCGGCGAGTCGCAGAAGCAAGTCGACGGGCCGTTCGTGGAGAAGGTCGGCATCCGCCAGGCCGAGGCCGAGGACACCCTGCAGGAGCTGGCGGAGTTCGTGCTGCTGCTGTGCGGGCACCCCGGCGCGCAGGTCACGGTGCGGTGGAAGCCGATCGCCATCATCGCCGACCTCACCGGCTGGCAGATCATCCAGACCAAGCTCGCCGCCGGGCTCCCCCCGCGGGTCGCGTTCCTGGAGGCCGGGTACGACGAGGACGAGGTCCTGGCCTGGTTCCCCGACGAGGACGAGGACGACCTGCCCGGGCGGCTGCAACTGCTGGAGCGGGTCGCCGGAGCCCTGCAGAAGCTCGGCGCCGTCGTCGCCCTGGGATTCATCCAGCAGGAGGACCTGATGGGCCTGGTGAAGACCCTGCTCGGCGACTCCACCCTCCTCGACAACCTGTCCCCGGCCCCGCCGGTGCCGTCCCCGCCCGCGCCGGTGGCCAGCCCCAAGCCGCCCGCCGCGCCCCCGGCTCCGGTCCCGGGGGGTGAGGCGAGGTGACCGCGCCCGCGGAGGAGCCGCAAGGGCCCGCTGTCCCCCCGGAGCTGGTCGTCGTCGCCGAGTCGATGCTCGCCCTGGCCGCCTGGGAGGAAGCCACCCTGGCCGCCGTCGCCCCGCTCCGCGCGCAGATCACCGCGCTGACCCGCACCCTCGCCGCCCTGTGGGTGAAGCTGTTCGGCGACCTGGACGCCCGCGTCGAACCGGCCACCGACACCGGACCGGCCGCCGCTGTGGACGGCACCGCCGACGACGACGCCCCGGTAGTCCGCCGGGATCCCCGCCTCGACCAGGTGATCGCCGCCGCGGTGGACGGCCTGGACGCCGTCGACCACCGGGTCTCGTCCACCCTCACCGAGCGGGCCCGCGGCGCCGCGCACCTCTCCGCCGAGCGCACCGCGGTCGAGCTGGACGAGTTCCGGGCCTGGGTGACCGACGTCGACATCACCCTCCCCGACCTGCCGGACCCTGCCGACCTGGACCTGGGCGAGGTCATCCCCGGTGTCCTCGACGTCCTCGACGACAACCTGCGCGCCCAGCTCGACCGCGCCGCCGACCGCGCCCGCCAGCTCGCCGAGGCCGACGCCGAGCAGGCGAGCTGGGACAGCTTCGTCGACGTCCTGGCCCAGGCGCAGCACGCGGCGACCAGCGCCGAGCGCGCCGCCAGGTGGTCGACCACCGCGGCCGCCGACCACGGGACCACCGCGGTGGTGCAGGCCGCCACCGTCGCGCCCGCCGACGGGTCCGGGGCGTTCTCCGGCAGCCTCGCCGACTGGGTCGAGCGCATGTGGATTGCCGAGCGCGACGCCTGCGTGCACTGCCTGGCCATGGCCGGGGCCCTCACCGAGGGCGGCTCCTACCCGGTCCCGGAGAGCAGCTTCGGCGTGCCCACGCTGGCGGTGTGGCCCGAGGACTCCCTGCTGTGGGGGCCACCGCGGCACCCGAACTGCCGGTGCCGGTCGTGCGCGTGGCTCGGGCAGCTCCCTGGGTACGTCGGCCCCGACCTGCCGTCGGTGCTGCGCCGCGAGGCCGAGCGGTCGATCCTGTCCGGCTGGCGCGTGGCCACCGAGCGGGAGCCGATCCGGCTCGCCGCGGCCCGGCACCTGCTCGCCAACAGCGCCGGGCAGCCCGCGTCGGTGCGCGACCGCGCCCGCAAGGCGATCGCCCGCGGCGCCTTCGACGTCTTCCCCCGCGAACCACCTCGAGCTGTCACCACCTGACCCACCACATCACCACGAAACCCACCGCTGTCACCACACCAGCACCATCCCGGAAGGACCCACCGAACACCATGGACACCACCACCACCGCCCCGGTCCTGTCCCTCGCCACCGGCCTGGACCTGCCCACCCACCCGCTCACCGGTGACACCGCGGTCGCGGTCATCGGCGGCCGCCCGATCTACCCGCTGCTCGGCGGCGCCGAGGACGAGGACGAAGACGAGGGCGACACCATCGACTTCGACAAGGGCGGCAAGGGCGAGAAGCCCGCGGACGACGAGGACGACGACGAGGGCAAGAAGTCCGACGAGGACGAGGACGAGGAGTGGACCCCGCCCACCAAGGAGGAGTGGGAGAAGACCCGGAAGGCGCTGGCCGACGCCAACGGCGAGGCCAAGACCTACCGGCTCAAGCTCCGCGAGACCCGGCAGGCCGCACGTGCCAAGGCCGAGGAGAAGCAGCCGGGCGCGACCGACAAGGTCGACAAGAAGGAGGTCGCCGAAGCGGTCGCCGAAGCGGTCGCCGCGGCCGAGAAGAAGCTCAAGCCGGGCCTGGTGCGCAGCACCGCCGTCGCGGGCCTGATCAAGCTGGGCCTGGACCCGGAGACCCCCGACCCCAAGCTCACCAAGCTCCTCAAGACGCTGGACCTCGACGACATCGACGTCGAGGACGACGGCACCATCCAGGGCCTGGACGACCAGCTCGCCGAGATCAAGGACGACTTCCCCGAGCTGTTCGAGCGCAAGCCCGCCGCCGACGACAAGCCGCGGCGCAAGCCCGCCCCCCGGATCCTCCCGGCCGGGCGCAAGCCCGCAGGCGAGACCAAGAAGGCGATGACCTCCGGCGAGCGGCACGCTGCCCGTCTCACCAAGGGATAGCGGGTGAAGCCGCACGTCCGGAAGGCACCGGGCGGGTCGTGGACCGCGACCCGCCCGGCCTACGGATTCGGCCCGCTCACCGTCACCCGCCGGTTCCCGCCCGGCATCAAGGGGTGGACCGAGGCCCTGGCCTTCGTCCTGCCCGCCACCACCTTCCGCGGCCGCCCCGCACCCCTCGCCTGGGAGTCCTGATGCAATCCCCCACCAGTGAGCTGTTTCGCTTGCCCCCCAGCTACTTCCGGGACGTCGCCCCCGGCGGCACCTACGGGTGCCCCCTCGCTGACTGCGCGTGGACGGTGGCCGTGCCCCACCCCAGCGCGGGGCACGGCGAACTCACCCCGGACGCGCCGCTGGTCCTCACCTGGACCGGCGTCAGCACCGAGGCGGTCAAGCGGGTCCTCGCCGAGCACCTGGTCGCCCACTCGCCGAGCGAGATCCTGGCGGGCTTCGCCCGGCTGCTCGCGGGCCCCGACCCGGACCGGGTCGCCCCCGGCGACCAGTACCAGAACCTCGACCACCTCACCCGCGAGCAGCTGGCCGCCAGCTACCCGGCCGCGGCCGCGGCCGCCGAAGCGCTCGACGAGGTGCTGCACCGCCTCCACGGGATCACGACCAGCGCGCACGGCGCCGGGCTGCTCCTCGACCTCCTCGACGACCACGGCTTCCGAGTCGTGCCCGTCCTGTCGTGACCGCCGTGCTGGCCCCGCCGAAGGGCACGAGCTGGTGCCGGGTGTGCGCGCAGCCCGGAGCGCCGCACCCGCGCGACGTGGACCTGGTGGTGCACGTGGGGCGCCGGTTCCCCTGCCGGGTCCGGCCGCGGGCGCTGGTGCTGCCCCAGCGCCTGGTCGACGAGATGGTCGGGCACGCTCGCCGCGACCACCCGGTCGAGGCCTGCGGCGTGCTGGTCGGCCGCGGCCCCGCCCCGGAGCGGTGCATCCCGCTGGTCAACGCCTCCGGGTCGACCACCGCGTACGAGGTCGACCTGTTCGCGCTGCTGGCGATGCACTCGGAGATCGCCTGGTCCGGGGAGGAGGTGCGGGTGGTCTACCACTCGCACACCGCGACCGCGGCCTACCCGTCGAGGATGGACGTCGAGCACGCCAACCAGGACGGCGCGGTCTACGTGATCGTGTCGACCCGCGACCCGGAGCACGCCGAGGTGCGGGCGTACCGGATCGTGGGCGGGTCGGTGGTGGAGGTGCCGGTGCAGGTGAGGTAAATTCAGCGGTGGCGGAATTCCTTCCCGCCGCAAACGCGAAGGCCCCCGGCATGGTGCACGGGGGCCTTCGCGTTGCGTTGACGCACTTCGAGATCCTTGCCCGACCCGCAGGCCGGGCGTACCCCGCTCGCGCGAGGAGTACGGCGGAAACCGCCTGTCATCAAGGACCAGAGGGGTCCACCCCTGCTTGCGCAGGGACTACTCGTTGGAATCCTCGTCAACCCCGAGAGGCTGGCGCATCCCCGCTTGCGCAGGGCCGGTTCAGTGCTGCGGTCAGAGTATCGCAGCGGGCCGGAGTTTGTTACCCCCGCCGCGGCCGCGCACCCGGATGGGCGCGCGGCCGACGTCTCACTTGGCCGAGGGCAGCGCGTACAGCATGTCGCAGACGGCCGGGGAAGACAGGCCGGTCGCGCCCTCGATGGCCCGCTGGCTGGCGGCGTCCCCGTTGCGGCAGCGCTGCGAGGCGTCGACCGCGGCGCGCATGTGCAGCCTGATCCGCGCCTCCTGCGCCTTGAGCTCCTGGAGCTGGCTGCCGAGGTCCTCCAAGGTCCGCAGCGCGCCGACCTCGGTGTGGAAGTTGAACTCGGGGGGGCCGGGGTGGTTGACGTCGACCGGCAGGTCGAGGCCGTCGAGCTGGTGCTGCATCTGGTCGAGGCTGTCCTGGGTGAGGACGCCGCGGTTGCCCAGGTGCTCGTGCAGGAGCGGCAGGACCTCGTCCTCGACGTAGCCGAGGCGGGCGAAGTGGGCGAACGCGTCGTCCGGGGTGTAGGTCTTCATCGGGCACTCCCTCTGTTGTGGTGTGGGACAATTAAATCATTCGGGGCGCACTGACGCAAGCCTGGTCGACCAAGAAGCGGACCACCCGCCTGACCAGCGCGAAAAGCCGTGACACCCCCCCTGTCTATGGTCTTGCCACCACCACAGGACAGCCGCCCGGATGGGCAGGCGGTCCGACGAACCCGGCGATCGGGATATCGCCCGGCGCACCCGGATGGGGCGCGGAGCACACCACTCCTCCCTCCGTCTCGAAAGGTGCGCCGCCCGTGGCCCCGACGACTCTCGACCCCGACCTGTTCGACCCCGACGTCGCTGGTGTGGACCCCGGCGACGTGCTGTTCCACCTGGCCGACGGCACCCCCGTCTACAACGTGGCCGGCGGCGCCCGCGCGAACGTCGACGCCTGGATCCCGGAGGAGTACGACTCCACCGTCATCCGCAAGATCGAGCAGAACTCCGCGATCGAGGCGTGGTCCGCCAAGGTCCCGATGACCTCGCAGACCAAGTCCATCCCGCGCTCGGGTGGCGTCGGCGTCGACATCGTCGCCAAGGGCGGCACCTATGGCGAGGACACCGGCGGGGTCGACATGGTGACCCTCTACGTGCAGAAGTTCGGCAAGGCCGTGCGCCTGGCCGAGGAGGACATCGACGACTCCCTCGCCAACGTGGTCGACACGAAGCTGGCGGACTGGGGCACCAGCTACGCCAAGGGCCTCGACAACGCCTGCCTCGGGGTCACCGCGGCGAAGGGCACCACCACCTGCGCCTTCGACTCGCTGTACTACCTGATGTCGCAGAACGACGCGGCGATCGGCTACACCGCGAACGCCAACATCGTGAAGACCGGGTCGGGCGGCACGACCTACGACTCCCTGTCCGGCACCCTCGGCAAGGTCGAGGAGGGCGACTACTGGGACGAGTCCGAGGTCCTGATCATCGCCCACCCCGCCTACAAGCGGAAGCTGCGCGGCATCAAGGACTCCACCGGGCGCCCGATCTTCCAGGAGGGCTCGAACGGGGACTCCGGCGGCGGGCAGGGCAGGAGCCCGGACACCATCTTCGGCTACCAGGTGCACTGGTCGCTGGGCGCCAAGACCAGCGCGACGCCGCGGCCCGACCCCAACGGCAACCCGCTGCTCATCATCTGCAACCGGCAGTTCCTGCGCCTGGGCGTCCGGTCCGGTCCGGAGAGCGTGTTCATCGACGGCCGCGACGGCATGGCCGCGCTGACCGACGAGTCGATCCTCAAGATGCGGTCCCGCCGCGCGTTCGTGCCCGGCCACCTCGCCGCGTTCGCCATCCACGAGGACAACTCCGGCGCCTGACCGGCACCCCGAACGTAGGTCGCGCGGCTTCGTGGTGGTCGTCGCGCGACCTACCTCCCCCGACCCGAACCCCTTGAAGGAGACCAGAAGTGAGCGCCGACGAGACCGCACAGGACAGCACGGTCGACACCGACACCGCGGCCCCGAGCGGTCCAGTGGACGGCGGCGCTCCCGACACCGCGGCGGCACCGGCTGGTGCCGCCGCGGGGAAGGTTTTCCGCAAGACGGTTCGGGTCGGGGGTCTCCACCCGGAGGCCTCCGCCTCACGCGAGCACACCAGCTTCCTGCAGGAAGCCATCCAGCGGGGCCTGCACCCGCGCGGCGACGTGCGCCTGCTGTCCCACAACACCCACGACCAGGCCCTCAACGCCAGCGGCCGCCGCCGTGAGACCTGGACCGAGTGGGTGCTCGAGGTCGACGTGGTGCCCGCGTCCGAGGACCTCACCCCCACCGAGACCACGACCCCCCGCGTCGCGGCCACCAAGGCGGCCGGGACGAAGGCCACGCCCGCCACGCGGAAGGGCCGGTAACGCGGCCATGCCCCAGAGCGCTTGGGCGACCACCGACGACGTCGCCACCATCACCGGAAAGACCGTGACCGCCGAAGAGCTGGCGGCCGCGAACTCGGTGCTGGAGCTGGTCGTCGGCCGCATCTACACCGAGTGGCACGAGCGGATCGGCCCGCGCGACACGGAGTACATGCGGCGGGCCGTGGCCGCGCAGGCGGTGTGGCAGCGGGGACAGCCGGACTTCTGGGAGCGGATGGACGTCAAGTCCATCGGCGACACCGGGCAGGGCGGGTCGATCAACCTGCGCGACACCGCGCTGATCCTCGCGCCCCTGGCCCGCATCGCCATCCACAAGCTCACCTGGCGCAAGTCCCGGTCGGTCGTGCCGAAGTCCACCGCGGAGCCCAGCGGCGCCGGTGTCGCGGCCGCCCTGTCCGACGCCCACGACGACTCGGCGCGCTGGCGCCCGACGGGGCGGTGAGCGGCATGTACGTGCTGGCCACCTGCACGGCGACGGTGCTGCGAGGCACCACGGCGGACGACTACGGCGACCCGGTGGAGACCGGGACCGAGATCGCCCGCGAGCTGCCCATGGCGATCAAGGAGCGGGTGCGCACGGTGTGGGACCAGACGACCCAGACCCCGCGCACCGTCCGCACCTACTCCGCGGCCGCCCCGTCAACCGCCGACATCCAGGTCGGCGACCAAGTCCGCGACGACACCCACCAGGTGCTCTACGCGGTCGAGGAGCGGCTCGACCCGACCACCATGCCCGTCGCCGGTGATCTGCGCTTGACCCTCAAGCGCGTCACCAAGGGCTGAAACCACCACGGCACAACGGAAGGAGGGACACCATGGGCGAGTTCCGCGAGGAGCCCGGCTGGCGCGAGCACGTCGACGTCTTCAAGCACGACCTGCTGGAGAAGGCCGCCGCCGCCATCCTCGGCGACATGCGCCTCGGCGCACCGGTCGACACCGGCGCCCTGGTGGAGTCCCTCGACTCCGAGGTCGTCGGCGACACCGCGCGCATCGGCTCGAAGGACGTCGACTACGCCGCGGCGGTCGAGGACGGGCACCGCATCGTCTACCGCGACCGGGAGACCGGGGAGCTGGTCGACACCGGCGAGCGGGTGCCGCCGCAGCCGTACATGGCCCCGGCCCTGTACCAGGAACGGGACCTGTCATGACCGGGCCGCTGCTGCGGGCGCGCACCAACCTGGTCGCCGTCGCCTGGCTGTCGGGGGTGACCGGCCTGTCCCCGGAGATGGTCGGCACCAAGTTGCCCGCCGACCAGACCCTCTGGGCCACCAGCGGGTTCATCGTCGTCGCCCCGGTCGGCGGCGACACCGGGAGCAACGTGCCGCTGCGCGACCCGGTCGTGCGCTGCGACTGCTGGGCGGTCACCCCCGGCTCCACCAAGCCCCCCGAGGGGCGTGCGGCAAACCTCGCCGAGCACATCGTCCGCGGCACCCAGCTCCTCACCCCGGCCGACGCCCGCCACAGCGGACGGCCCCTCGCCCTCCCCGGCGCCTACCCGGCCGCGCGTGTCCTCGCGGCCGGGGTCGCCGGGGGCCCGCGCCCTGCCTACGGGGACGCGGGCGCCTTCGCGCACATCGTCATCGACCTCTCCCTCCGATGGGTGGAACTGCCATGAGCCAAACCCGCACCCGTACTCGCCGGTTCGGCCTGTACGGCGAGACCAGCCGATCGCTGCTGACCTTCGGCGGCCGCATCCTCGTGCACCACGACAAGGCGCAGATGGAGTACCTGCACCCTGGCGCCAAGGTCGTCGAGGTCCCCCCGAACATCCCGGGCGAGCAGTGCATGTCGATCCGCGAACACCCACAGCACTGCTCGGTGCAGTGGACCGCGGACGGCGACATCGCGGGACGGGAGCAGTTCCGTGCCCGCTGAGACCCCGCCCGGGACGGTCGCCGTGCGCACCACTCTGCGACCCGACGAGGTCCTGCACGTGCTCCCGGCCGAGGCCGAGGACCTGCGCGCGCAGGGACTGCTGGTCCTCGACCCGGTTCCCGCCGACACCGCCTCCATCACCGTCACCACCCACGAACTGCCGGACCCCACCACACCGGCTCAGCCCACCACCAGCGCGAAGAAGACGAGGGACTGAGACCCCATGGCTGTCACCGCAACCAACCTCATCATGGGCCCGGGCGCGCTCTACAAGGGCGCCTTCGGGGCCACCGAGCCGCTCGACACCGCCATCAACGCCGCGCCCCCGGCGTCGGCGTTCACCGACCTCGGCGGCACCAACGACGGCGTGTCCCTGGCGGTCGACCAGGAGTTCGCCGACCTCACCGTCGACCAGGTGGTCGACACCATCGGGCGGCGCCTGACCAAGCGCGAGATGAGCTTCGGCACCAACCTCGCCGAGCCCACGCTGGAGAACTTCTCGCTCGCACTCAACGGCGGCACCATCGCCACCGGCGCGAACTTCAAGTCGTACGAGCCGGTGTCGTCGATCGCCGCCACGCAGGCGAACTACTTCTCCAGCATCCTCGACGGCTTCGCCCCCGGCGCGACCGTCCTCACGCGACGGGTCATCGCCCGCAAGTGCCTCAACATCGAGACCGTCGAGGCGTCGTACACCAAGGACGGCATGACCCTGATCCCGGTCAAGTTCGCCTCGCACTGGGTCTCCGCGTCGATCGCCCCGTTCAAGATCATCGACCAAACCTCCTGATCCTGCCCGGCGCCCTCACACCACAAGGGCGCCGGGCAGCTCCACCACCACCACTGTCACCACACCGCCCAGGAGCCCGTCATGGCCGCCGCCCGCCGAACCACCACCGCCCGCAAGCCGCGCTCCACCGCGGCCAAGCCGCCCACCACCAGCCGGGGGAAGCCAACGGCCGCGGTCGTGCCGCCTCCGCTGCTCGACGAGGACGGCCACCTGGTGCCGCTCGTCCTCGACGTCCCCGTCGACGAGCAGGCCCCCGTCGAGCGAGTGGCGCTGTTCAGCATCGGCGGGGTCGAGTACACCGCGCCGGTGCACATCCCCCGGGGCCTGGGCCTGCGGATCATCCGCACCAACCTGCGCCGCGGTGACGACCAGGCCGCCGTGCAGATGCTCGAAGAGGTGCTGGGCCTGGAGGGCTTCGAGGCCCTGACCGCCCACCTCGACCAGGTGTCGGACGTCGTCGCGGACGCCCAGCTCAAGCAGGTGTTCGCCGCGGTTCGGCACCTGGCGCTCGGCGCGGTCGAGATCCCAAAAGGCTGATCCGCGAGCGGCTTGACGAGATCGGCTGGGTCATCGCCTACGCCGACGACCTGGCCGCGGACTTCCGGGTCTTCTACGGGCTCTCCGGCGCCGAGCTGGATGCCCTGTCCGGCCCGGAGTTCTTCTCCCTCGCCCGCCGGGTCTTCGCCTACGACGGCGTCATGGCCGCCCGCTGGCGCAAGGAGAACGAGGACCAGGAGGCCAAGCCCGCGGCCGCCCCCCGCACCACAGGCACACCGCGGCAAGCACCGGCCGGGCGGTCGACCCAGGGCACCGCCGTGCCGTTCAAGTCCCGCTACGGCGGCGAGACCAAGGTCGTCGAGCTCGGCGCCTTCAAGGCCCTGTTCCCCGGGCTCATCCAGCACACCACCACCGCCTGAAAGGAGGTGACCTCCGGTGGCCGAAGAGGGCGGTTTCAAAATCGGCTCCGCGTTTGTGGAGGTCAACCTCCGCGACCACACCGACGCCGACATGGCGCGGCTGCGCGAGCACATCGCCAAGGCCAAGCCGCTGGAGCTGGCCACCACGATCGTCCCGCCCAGCAAGGAGGACTGGGAGAAGGCGCGGCCGCCGAAGCAGAAGCCGATCGAGATCCCGACCAAGGCCAAGGACCCGATCGACGCGGCCTGGCGGGCGAAGCTCAACCGCGACCTGGCCAAGGCCGCGGCCGCGCTCGAGGACCTGCCGGTCAACGCCGACACCGAGCAGCTGCGCCGCGACATCGCCGAGCGCGCCAAGGAGATCCACAAGGAACTCGCGCTGGAGATCCCCGTCGACGTCGGGGACGCCGCGGCGTTCCGGGCGAAGGTGCGGGCGCTGGTCACCGCCATCGGCGACGACGTCCAGGCGCAGATCCCGATCAAGTGGCCGACCGAGGAGCCCGCCGAGGAGATCCCGGTCCGGGCGAAGAACCCGATCGACGAGCAGTGGAAGGCCGCGGTCCGCCGCGAGATCGCCGCGGCGGCGTCGGCGATCGGCGAGGTGCCGGTCAACGCCGACACCGAGGGCCTGCACCGGGAGGTCGCCGAGGAGATCGCCCGGATCGAGGCGACCCTGCAGGCCGACATCCCGCTCGACGCCGGGGACGCTGCCCGGTTCCGCGCGAAGGTGCGCGCCGAGGCCGAGGCGATCAGCCGCACCGTCAAGGCGAACATCCCGGTCGAGGTCGACACCAAGGGCCTC